CCAATTCTTTATGATGCCGATGCCGGCATATATTAATTATTGGGGTATCAATGATGTTAGACCAAACATACCACCAGTTCCTGAAGGTAGTACGGACTTAGCTAATTCATTATTTGGAACATTTACTGAGGTTGATTTTAGATTATCATCACCAAAGTTAGTTTGTTTTTACGCAGGAAAACCATCAGAACACTTGGATATGAGAGAAAATGCCGATGTTAGGTTCCAAGGAGATACTTTTAGTTTGGTTAGACAAGATAATCCATTATTGGACAAACTAATTGATAAACGTAACTGGTCAATGACAAATAAAGTTGTCGGGTTCAACGTTGATTTTGGAAATAGAAACCAATCAATGTTCTATAATATCCAATTAGACCAAAATTCATTTGCGTCAACTACTGAGGCGAATAGAGTGACTACTGAAATGGTAAACGCTGCGGGAGGTAGAAAATCAATGACTCAAAGTGTTGGATTGTATAATGTCTATAAAAACAGGTCATACGAATGTACTATTGAATCATTAGGAAATGCGATGATTCAACCAACAATGTATTTTAATTTAAGACACGTACCAATGTTCAACGGACCATACATGATACAATCCGTAACACATAACATTGATGCGGGTTCATTTAGAACAACTTTTAAAGGTGTAAGAATGCCAACGTATGCATTACCAAAAATAAACGACCAAATAGCATCAATAAATCAAAATATATTGAGTAATTTGGTTAATCAAGTTCAAAGAAGAAGACAAGACGAACAAATTTCGGGTGTTGCTAGTAATAATATCACAACCGTTGGTAGTGGTATCAATCTTTCAGGTAAATACACGCCAAAATCATCATCAACTTGTTTCTCATCATTAAGCCCCGCATATCAAACATATGTTGGAACTGAATCCGCACCTACACAAATTAACTACAAACAAACTGCGGATATTATTTCATCGTTAACTGAAGATACGAGAGTTAGAGCTTGTGTGTTCTACACAATGTATTTGAATGGAATTAAAGATGAGTTATTCTATGGATACAACTATAATATGGGTGGTGTACCTGCCGGTGGATATTTGTATTCTGATATAAAATATGGTGGAAGTTTAAATTCGTTCTTTAATAAAACTTATTATTGTATGGATGATGGAAGTGGAAATATTAGACCTTACATGTCATTTGATAATTTTAATTCATTTATTAATTTTGCGGTAAGTTACTATAAAAACAAAGTGGCCGAATACGCAACATTTTGGAATCAAGGTAGTGTAGTGTATGAAGGTTACCCACCAACATTGGCGGTTGTGTATTCGAGATATTGGCCAATTGATAGGTTTAAAACTAAAGAAGATGCAATCAAATGGGGTGACAATAACGGTACCACATTAACCACGTTGACTGAGAAGGGTGTTGAAGCGGTTAGAATTATGAGAAATGTAGGACTTTTATAATAACGAGATATTTATAAGAAAAACAATTTTATGAGTGTAAAAACTATTTTAGACAATTATTTGGGTAAAAACACCAAATACACCGAAAGACCAAATGGTGATGGTACATCACAGGTTTGTGATTTAGAAACAGGTGATTGTTATACTGTTAGTGTTAAAGACGGTCTTATTGAAAGATTTGATAACACAAAAAAAGTTAACAGAAGAGTTCAGGTTGAAACACCAATGGGCGTTAAACAATTATTAAACGGTTAATAAAAAAATATGAAAACAGACGAAAGAATAATTAACGAAATTAAAAGACATTATTCGATAAACAAATACATTACGGAGCAAGAAGCTATTCCCGCAGAAGACCCTTTAGCAGCACCTGACGCTGGATTACCACCACTTGGAGGAGAACCAGCCGCAGGAGCACCACCCGCACCAACAGACCTACCAACCGCAACACCGGCTGAAACAACACCACAAGTAATTGATGTTGAGGCGGACAAAGACGTTGAAAAAATTGACAATAAGGGAGATTCTGAAGAAAAAGGTTCATCAACAGAAGAGTTGGATGTGACCGAACTAGTTTCAAGTCAAAAAAATATTGAAAATAAACAAGACGAATATTTCCAAAATCTTTTTGGTCAGTTAGAAACTCTACAATCTAAATTAGGTGAAATGGACGGATTGGTACAAAAATTAAATGACCTAGAAGCGAAGATTGAAAAGTATAGAGAAAAAACACCTGAAGAAAAGTTAGAATTAAGAACATTAGATTCAGGACCATACAACCAAAAATTGAGTGATTATTTTAATGACAAATTACCTGAAATGGAAAAACAAGGTAAAGAGTATGTTTTAACTACTGATGAAGTACAAAGTTTTTCACCAAACGAAATTAAAAAAACTTTTACATCAACAGTACCATCACTTAGCACACAACAATTCGATAATAATTGATTATACGAAGAATATTATTTAAAATGGACATCTGAGAATGATGTCCATTTTACTTTTAAAAAGACCTTGGCGATTTGACAAAAGAACAATAAACAACTATAATTATAAAACACTTAAAACAAATTTATTATGACAAATGTATTAGATGCAGTATTGGCGCAGTATGAAAAGAACACAGCAAACTTTGGCGAAGACAGAATGTCTCAAGAAGAGAGAATGAAAAAGTATTTTGCATGTATCTTGGGAGACAACGAATCACAAGGACAACGTAAAGTACGTATCCTTCCAACTAAAGATGGTAGCTCACCTTTTAAAGAGGTTTGGTACCATGAAATCCAAATCGACGGGAAATGGACAAAATTGTATGACCCGGGTAAAAATGACAACGAACGTTCTCCATTGACAGAGGTTTATGAAGAACTTATGGCAACAGGAAAAGAATCTGATAAAGAATTAGCTAAACAATATAGGTCACGTAAGTTCTATATCGTTAAAGTAATCGACCGAGACAAAGAACACGAAGGTGTTAAGTTTTGGAGATTTAAAGACAACTACAAAAAAGACGGTGTGTTGGATAAGATTATTCCAATTTGGAGAGCGAAAGGTGATATCACCGACCCCAACACAGGTAGAGATTTGATTATTCAATTGACCAAATCTAAAACAAATGCAGGTAAACCCTACACTTCAATTCAAACAGTTATGCATGATGACCCAGCTCCACTTCACACGGATGCTGAAACTATGAAGTCATGGATGGAAGATGACTTGGTATGGAGTGATGTTTATTCTAAAAAACCTGTAGAATATTTGGAAGCAATTTCTCGTGGTGAAGTTCCAAAGTGGAACCCTGAAACTCAAAAGTGGGTTTATGGTGATGAGGCAATCATGACTATGGGTGGAAACAAAGAGATGAACTCATCTGCGATTGTTGACCCACAAGCAGGTATGGAACCTGACGAAGATTTACCATTCTAATTATATTGAGCATGGACACATACATAGACATTGTGTCCATGCTTTTATTTTTTAATCAAAAAACAAACAACACATAGACAATGGCAATTAAGAAAAAAGAATTTGGAGACATTAAGAAACAGTTTTCAAGTTCGGCAAAATACAAACCACAAAGATACCTTGACTTAGGTAAAGATTTCTTGGACGCAGTTGGACTTCCCGGTCCCGCAATCGGACACTTAAATATGTTCTTGGGTCACTCTGACACAGGTAAAACTACAGGTGCTGTTAAAGCCGCGGTTGCGGCTCAGAAGATGGGTATTCTACCCGTATTTATTATTACAGAACAGAAATGGAGTTTTGAACACGCTCAGTTGATGGGTTTTGAATGTGAAGAGGTTGTAGACGAAGAAACAGGTGAAGCGGATTGGGACGGATTTTTCATCTTCAACAACAACTTTAGTTACATTGAACAGATTACTGACTACATCAATAGTTTGTTAGATGCTCAAGAAAAAGGTGAGTTGGACTACAGTTTGTGTTTTATTTGGGATTCAGTTGGTTCTGTACCATGTAAAATGACTTACGAAGGTAAAGGTGGTAAACAACACAATGCGGCTGTCTTGGCTGACAAAATTGGTATGGGTATTAACCAAAGAATTTCAGGTACAAGAAAATCTGATTCTAAACATGAAAATACTTTGATTATTATTAATCAACCATGGGTTGAACTACCTGATAATCCATTTGGTCAACCAAAAATCAAGGCAAAAGGTGGTGA